AGTAAAGCAGCTCACGAGCAAGTCTAATACCGACAAAACTGAATAATTACATTCGAGCCTATCAGGGAGCTTTCCTTGGTAGGCTCTTTTTTGTTTCTCAAAAAAGTTTCAAACAAATTTCGCAAAACCCTTCACTTTTTGCCTCTGCCGTGACTTTAAGATAGGAGGAGGTATGAAAATGAAAATCACTACTATGCAAAAAGAGCAAATTTTAGAGTTAAGAAATCAAGGCTACGGCTACGCAAGAATAGCGGCATTAATGAACATTTCGCAAAATTCTGTAAAGTCTTATTTACAAAGAGCTAACAAAAAGAGGCAAGAAGCGGGCAAAGAGGTCTGCCTTGAATGCAGAAAACCGATGAAGATTGCCCCCGGCACGAGGAAAAAGCGCTTCTGTTCCGACGCTTGCCGTAATGCGTGGTGGAATAAGCGCCCGGAGCTTGTAAATCGCAAAGCTTTCTACGATTACGTATGCCCGTGGTGCGGTAAGAAGTTCACGGCCTATGGCAATGACCACCGAGTTTATTGCTCACGTGGGTGCTATGCAGAAGCAAGGAGGAAGGATAATGACAGAGTCGGAATATCGCAACCTAGTGCTGTATAAGCTCTCGATGTCGATGGCAAAAGAGATGCTCGAAAGAGGTATAATTTCTTCTGACGAATATGACAAATTAGACGAAAAAATGTGCGAAAAATTCTCCATAGAAAATACCTCAATTCTGCGAAATATCACTGGATAATTCTCGATTATTATTGTAATATACCCATAACAAAAAAGGAGGTTTTTATGGGCAGAAACATAGAAGTTGTAACCCCTACGAGAGTGGCAGAAATACGGCGTAAAAACGTATGCGCCTACGCTAGAGTTTCTAGCGGAAAAGATGCAATGCTGCATTCGCTTTCAGCACAGGTCAGTTACTATCAAAAATTTATCGGCTCGAACCCCGAATGGATGTTTTGCGGTGTATACGCAGATGAGGCTTTGTCAGGCACGAAGGACAACCGAGAGCAATTTCAAGCTATGCTTGCGGAGTGCCGTGCCGGGAACATTGATTTGGTGGTGACCAAGTCCATCACGCGCTTTGCTCGAAACACGGTCACCTTGCTTTCCGCAGTCCGTGAGTTAAAACTGCTAGGGGTGGATGTGTTTTTTGAAGAACAGAATATCCACTCGATGTCCGGGGACGGTGAGTTGATGCTTACAATCCTTGCTTCATATGCACAAGAAGAGAGCCGATCCGTAAGTGAGAACCAAAAATGGCGTGTTCAAGCCAACTTCAAGGAAGGTAAACCTTGGAACTGCAAGGTTCTCGGTTATAGGTACGATGGTGAAAAGTTTGTTGTTCACCCCGCCGAAGCCGAAATTGTAAGATTTATCTTCCAATCCTACCTAGACGGCTTGGGGCGACAGTCGATAGCGAACATTCTCTTGGAACGAGGATGCGTTGGGCGGGACGGCAAGCCTTTTATCAGAAGCAGCCTTGAAAAAATCCTACGCAATTACACCTATACGGGCAACCTTTTATTACAGAAAACCTACCGAGAGAACTATCTTACCAAAAGAACCCGAGTGAATAATGGAGAGCTTCCAATGTACCACGTTGAGGATACCCACGAAGCTATCATACCCTTGGAAATGTTCATTCAAGTGCAGGAAGAAATGGCAAGGCGGAGAGAAACCTTCAAGGGCGAGGGCTACGGCAACCGTTACCCCTTTACCAAGCTCTTGGTTTGCAGTAACTGCGGTAAAAAATACATACGCAAAACAACGGCAAAAGGCTACCGATGGATGTGTTCTACCTTTAATAATCGGGGTAAAAAGTATTGTCCGTCAAAGATGATTCCCGAAGAAATCCTAACCGAAATCAGCGCGGATATTGACCTTTCACAGATAGACCACATCAAGGTGGAAAGCAACAATATCTTGATTTACGTATTCAAGGACGGAACAGAGATTACAAGACAATGGAAAGACCGTTCACGCTCTGAAAGCTGGACGGAAGAAATGCGGCAAAAGGCTGCCGAACACTCAAGAAGGAGATATCAATAATGCCAAAAGTAACAGTTATTCCCGCAACAAGGGATTTTCACACGGGCATTGCAAAAACCGTTTTACGCAAACGCAAGGTTGCCGCATACGCACGTGTTTCAAGAAACACCGAAGAACAGTTGACCTCGTATGAGGCGCAGGTGGATTATTACACCAAATACATCCAAGGCCGTGGAGATTGGGAGTTCGTAAAGGTTTATACCGACGAGGGCATTTCAGGCACGAACACCAAGCACAGAGAGGGCTTCAACGAGATGATTGAGGATGCCCTTGCAGGCAAGATTGACCTTATCGTTACAAAGTCGGTCAGCCGTTTTGCTAGAAACACCGTTGACAGCCTTATCACAGTGCGAAAGCTCAAGGAAAAAGGCATCGAGGTTTACTTTGAAAAGGAAAACATCTACACCCTTGATAGCAAGGGAGAGTTGCTTATAACAATTATGTCGAGCCTTGCACAGGAAGAAAGCCGTAGCATTTCCGAGAACGTGACTTGGGGCAAGAGAAAGTTCTTCTCGGACGGCAAGGTTTACCTTCCTTACAAGTCCTTCCTTGGTTACAAAAAAGGTGAGGACGGCTTGCCTGAAATCGTACCCGAAGAAGCCGAAATTATCCGCTTGATTTACGCAATGTTTCTTGACGGCAAAACGCCTTACAGCATTGCTGCCGAACTTACTGAACGAGGCATCAAAACCCCTCGCGGAAAGGACGTGTGGAAAGCAAGCACGGTGGAAAGTATCCTCTCCAATGAAAAGTATAAAGGCTCGGCGCTTTTGCAGAAAACCTACACAGTGGACTTCCTTACGAAAAAGATGAAAATCAACGAGGGCGAAGTTCCGCAATACTACATCGAAGAAAGCCACGAGGCGATTATTTCTCCCCGTGAATTTGCCTTGGTACAAGCAGAGCTTGCAAGGCGTAAATCCGTCAAGGGCAATTTCAGCGGAAACACCATATTCGCTTCCCGTATTGTTTGCGGTGACTGTGGTGGCTTTTACGGCGCAAAGGTGTGGCATTCCAACTCACCCTTCCGCAAGATAATTTATAGGTGCAACGACAAATATGCAGGCGAGGCAAGATGCACGACACCCACGATTTCAGAAGAAGATATCAAGACCGCTTTCATTTCCGCTTTCAATAAGATTATTGCGGAAAAAGGCGCTGTTTTGGATGCTTGCCGATTGATGCAAGAGGTGCTTACGGACACAGCGGAAATTGATGCCGAAATTATAAGGCTTGAAGCCGAAATTGAGATAGTGATGGGGCTGATGAAAAAGCACGTTGACGACAATATGCGTAAGACCCAAAACCAAGACGATTTTTGGCGCAAATACAACGAATACGAAGAGCGCCACAACTCTCTTTGCGCAAGCCACGAGGCTTTGAAAATTACACGGCAGAAACGCAGCCAAGAGGCAGAACTCATCGGTGCGTTTATGTTTGAACTTTATGAAAGGGACGGCTTAATTGAAGCCTTTGATGAGAGGCTTTGGATAGTCCTTATAGACACCGTCACCGTTTACCACGATGGCAGACTTGTCTTTAAGTTCAAGAACAATGCCGAGGTGGAGGAAAAATTAAATAAATAGCGAAAAGCTCCTGCGGTTTTATATCACAGGAGCATTTTTTTACTCTTCGGAGGGGATATCAAAGGGGACGGGTTCGTATTCATCATCGTCTACACCTTCTTTTTCATAGAGCTTGCCGATGCGCAAACGATGGATACTGTTTTTCTTTTTGCCGTTATACTCGATAACCATAGCCTCTGCGTAACCCATCATTCCCGGTCTGCGCTCCTTGGCGGTTCGTGCAAGAGCCTTCAAGGATACCGAGCCGAGCTTTTCTTTGAACACCTCGTCATCAAGCACATTCTTATATACCACAACGAGCTTTGCTACGGCTTTCATAATGCTTCCAGAGAAGGAGTTACAATCTCCCTCCCAAGCACCGATGATAAGGCGCAGAACACGGCTTAATACGTGATAGCCATAATCCTTGTAAATGGACTCGACAGTGGCAATAGCGCAAATAACGCCGTGGGTTTTCTGTGAGCCGATGGTAAGGCCGAAAGACTCCACAAGGTCACGTATGATAATCTGCTCATCGTTGCCCGCCTCGATGTTTGCCATAAAGATTTCAAGGGGCTGAAGGCTTTTTACGAACTTCATCTGATTTGCGAAAATATCCGCTTCATGTTCGTAGCAGAGGTCGTCATAGACCATACACCAAACAGGGGTCTCACGAGAGCCTGAAACGAGCGCCACGATTTCTATGGTGTGCTGTCCGTTAAAAACATAATTGATACCATCTCGGCGGCTGACCTTGACTGGATTGATTTGGTAAAGGTCAAAGTTCTCCGCAGCACGTGCTATGTGCGTATGCGATAGGCTACGCTGATAATCTTGGTTTGATACAAGGTTCTTGATGGGTATCTGCTCGAAATGCACGTTAGGCACGAACATACTGTAATCGTCCATCTTACTCCTCCTTTATAAGCTCGAGTATTTCAGCGATATTGTCTACCAAATCGTCTAATACTTCACGCAATTTTTCTTTTGCTCGATCTGAAACGACAGCGGCATCAATGTTTTTATATGCGCGTTTGATAGAGCTTGTCCACGAAGGTACCGTCAAGGATAACTCCACGGCGGGAGCATCGGGGTCGTACTGTGGCATATCCTTTACGGATGGTCTTGCCGTAATAGGGGGAGTGATTGATGCGCCTTTCGGAGGTCTGCCTCTGTGGGGCTGATTCATTTGGATATGATAGGGCTTTTGCTCTGCGCCGAAATCCGCACGACGGAGATCTGTTGCGGAAAGCTTGGATAGTTCCACAACCCTTTGATGTGGGAGCTTCAGTCTGCCCGCAAGGATTTTGGGAAGTATCTCGGGATATTTCGAGCCGATGCTCAAGAGTGCTTTTGTGTATATGGCATATTTCTGCACGGTTGCGTGGGTTACTTGGTTCTCATCCGCAATCCGCTGCGCCGTAGTGTGTCTTGTCGGAGACTCCCGATAGTCCACACCTTCAAGGGCGATGTTATCAATATTTGCCCGCCAAGAGGAATATCCACGGGAGCGAGTGCTGTTGAGATACTTTTCCGCTTCATACTGCATTCCTATGAGGAACTTTCTCGTTTCAAAGGTCAAATCCCGTCGGAGGAGTTGCTTTTTGCAGACAAAGGCATAGGCGGCTTCCTTGCATGAAAACCGCATTTCCTTGACCTCATAGGGAATGTCGTGGCGCAAACAAATCTCGTATTTTGTAAGGCCGTCAATGATATAACCATTCCATGTAATAATCGGCTCGGTGCAACCTTCGGCAAGGAGCGTTTCTTCGAGCGCAAGATACTCTTTCTTGGTGTAGGGGCTTATAAGATTTGTAAAATCTTTATTTATCTGTAGTCGTATATCTTTCATTTTTTCCTCAACTTTCCACCTTTTCAATAGAGCTTAATTCAAAAAGTGCAATATTGTGAGATTTTATATGTTTGCCGTTGGTAAGGCGGTAGGTGTGTTTGGAGTCAATATCTTTTATGAGCATACGCAATTTGTCCATTAAAGCATAACTATAAAATTCACAAGACTCGTCTGCTCCTAAATTTTTAACGTTAGTTTTGTGGCACTGGTCACCGCTATGAGGTTTCTCTATGCATCTTATGGCTAATTGCATCGTTTCGTCATTTACTAGAATTTGAATGTATTGTGGGTCACCCATAGTATGAAGGGTGCTTTTATGGATACGTATTCTTCCTTTTTTCATATCAAGCGCCATTGTTATGGAACTGTCATTCATTAATTTTCACCTCCCGAACTTACAGCTACAGGCAAAGCAGTGGTGGTGTCTTCCGAAACTGCCGTTGTGTCCTTAATTGCGTAAACAGCATAGCCGTCAAAAATATTAATTTGCATTGACTGCTTATGCACGTTATACGGCAAACCGAACTGCGTCTGCCACTCCGAAGGAAAGACGGGGGTACGGGATGTTTTGGGTTTCTCTCCCTCAACAAAGGTACGCTGATAAACCTCGGGGGCGTTAAGGTCAAAGGCGATAAGGTATTCACCATTAGAGTGGATAAGTCTGCCGAGCAGTTTATATCTGTATTTTGGATTCCAATCCATCAAAGACACTATTTTTGCAAAGAAAAGTTTGCAAGTGATAGGCTTTGGCTTGCGTTTGCCCTTGGAAACACCACACCACATATAGGCATCTTTCACACCTTCCGCACACGGACGCAGAGCAAGAATCTTATGCTCTTGGCTGACGAGCACTTGGGCATAGTCGAAATTCGGAAACTTTGTAATGCAAGCCATATTGACTTGGAATTTACAATCGTTAAAAGTGACGGACGGCTCTCGCAAGTGCGCAAAAAACTCTCGCCTTACCACTTGGAAATCGTCAAAATCAAAGTTCTCAACCTCTATAATTTCATCTCCCTCTGTAACTACGGGTGCGTTTGATGATGTGGGAGAAGCACCATCAGCTACCGCTAATAATTCTGCAATTGTATCAGACTGATTCATCAGTTACCTCCTCGAGTGATATGCCACTCAATTCTTGTCGTATGTATCTGCGCAATTCTTCAAAGGGCGTTACATTTATGCGCTTGCCCGTTTCAAAAAGCTGACCTTGTATGCGTAATTGCCAGTCAAGCTCACTTTGGTTTTCTAGTTCTGCGACCGAACGCTCGTGGAAATAATAGGGCTTTCCGAACGATGTCAACCATTCCTCTGGATATCCTTTTATATAGTTGCCGTGGGAGGCTAGTGGTTGCAATGATGCGGTGCCGTCCTCGGTGGTTTCCTGTCTTGGAATCATATAGGACTTAAAGTATGTTTCGCAATCGGCAACGTCGAAAATAAAGACAATTTCTCCGTCCTTTTCATAGATGGCACCGTTGATTTTGTATTTGTATTCTGGATTCCACCCAAATAGGCGGTAAAGCGTATCAAAGAAAGCCGATGCGGGGATTTCCTTTGGGTAGTAAACTTTATACGAAAGAGTCGAGCAATACACGCCTTGGCGATTATTCTTATCCGTAGGGCGGATTGCTATTTTCTTGGATATAGGGTTTATAAGCAACTCTACGTAATTCTTTGCGCCGAGCTTGCGTATGCAGTCCGTATTGAAGCGTATCTTTTTATCCGCAAAGGTTACGTATGGGCGGTGAGGTGTTTCAAAGAACTCGGCACGAGCAACCTCAAAGCTACGCAGGTCAAAGTCCCCGGCGGACACTTCTATCTCAATTTCGGACGGAGGGGTGGCAACGTTCGTAGCCTCTTCAACGCTATCGTAAACGCTGACGGCGGCTTGGAAATAGTCGCCTTCCTTGAAGTTTGCCCACCTTGGATGGACACCGACAAAGCCTTTCAGGATACCGCTGTCGATTACTCGCAGTTCCGGGAGGAAGGAACGATTACCATACCTTGCGTTTTCTATCATATGCTGAACGGCAATATAATCCGCCTTGGATACGATGGCTTCGTGGTGGTTGGAATAATGGCTCTGGGGTCGGTCGCCTTTGTTGGTTAAAGTACGATGCGTTCTGAAGTTTTCCGTATATGTTTTACGTGTAAGTACGTCACCGCAGTGGCGCTCGTTGCGTAGGATTTGAATAATGCTGCTAGATGTCCACTTGGTGGTGTTGCCGAGATAGGACTTACGCTCAAGGGCAATAAAGGCTTTCGCAATCTGTCCCGAGGAATAGCCGAACAGATACATATAAAAGGCTAGCTTGACCGTAGGGGCTTCATCGGGATTGATAACGAGGTTGCCGTCCGCATCGTGCGTGAAGCCGAGCAGTTTCGGTGTTAGTGGCAAGCCGTGGTCAAGGCGCATACGCAGCGAGGTTTCCATACTGCGACTACGGGTGTGGGACTCTTCTTCCGCCATTGTTGCGACAAAGGAGAGCGCCATAGAAGAATCCTCGTTAAGAGAGAAAATTGCTTCAGACTCGAAAAATACGCCAATGGCGGGCTTCCTTTCGGCAAGCTCACGCACAACACCTGTGAAGTCGTGTTGGTTTCTGGCAAAACGGGACACGCTCTTTGTGATGATGAGGGTGAGTTTGCCCGCCTTGGCATCCGCTATCATTTGTTTGAAGGCATCTCGGTTCTTAAGGGATGTA